TTTGACAATGGATTTTTTGATAGGAGTATCCGGTGTGACCGTCAGATTCTTAAGCGTCGGGAACAGTGTATTATTGACGAAGTTGAGTAGCGCATCTCCGGTCATGGCATTCCCGCTCTTGTCATCGTGTGCCCAGTTTGCCCAGCGGCAGTTCTCCGGAATTATGGAGCGATATTCGTCTTCATTGATTTCCCAGTCTTCTTCTTTAACGGCGTAAACCTTTAAAAACAGCATCCATGCAATCTGCTCGATTCTCTGCGCATCGCCGTTTATACCGGCATCGTTACGCATGATATCACGTATGCGTTTTACAAATCCTGATATATTACTCATCTTCAAGCTACCTCATATAATTCTTTTTCAAGTTCTTTAATTGCCGCAATATAAGCATCCTTACCGCCGAATTGCTTGACGATTTTTGCGACTGTGCCGAGTTTGATAAACGGGTCAAGCTTTAAAACGGCGATATTCTCGACTTCATATATACCCGAATTCATATACTTATCAAGCAGCCCTTCCAGAACCTGACGAGCAACACCGCTGTATTTGCTAAGGAAATCACGTTTTTTTACATTATCGGCGCGCTCTCTGCGGGTTAGGGGCTTTCGGTCAAAGGCAACATGGCAAATAAAATCATAATCATCGACATCGCTCATCCCCTGGTCAGCTTTCATTTGCTCAAGGTCTATACCTTGCTCACGAAGTAGGTCGCGTATGGCTTCTTTCTTTTCCCCGGCAGTCCATGTGCGTATAAAATTATCCAGAGAAGCGTACTGGCCGAGAATATTGGATTTCGTATAGTCTATGATGCTCTCCTGACGGAGAAGCTTGCCATTGGCATCGTATATAGCGACAGTTTTTCCCGTAATCTCAACACGACAGCCATCTGGTGTAATGATGGGCTTGTCTTTCGACGGCTGCGGTGGTGTAGGCGGAGTTGGAGGCAGTGGATTATCTTCTCCAGACTTGCCGGGATAATCGGGGTCTTGTTCTATAGGACCGTCCCAATCCGGGTCAGCAAAAAGACGCGTAACATTGCGGAAATCCATAACTGTGAAATGAGTTTTGCCTTCTTTTTCACGGATACGCGTACCACGCCCGATAATTTGCTTGAATTCCGTCATCGAGCCTATCATCTGGTCAAGCACAATCAGCTTTGTCATTTTGCAATCGGCACCGGTTGATAACAGCTTTGATGTTGTGGCAATTACGGGATATTCAGCTGAAGCGGATATAAAATACTTCAGCTTGCTTTTACCGTAATCATCAGAACCTGTAATACGAACTACATAATCGGGGTTTGCCTTAACCATATCGGCGTTCAGGTTCGACAGGGCCATCCGCATCCGCTCGGCGTGTTCTTCGGTTGCACAGAAAACAATGGTCTTCTGCATTCTGCCTGTGCTTTTCAGATATTCGGTTATTTCGTTTGCGACCTCATTCGTGCGGTCTTCAAGAACAATGTTATAATCGTAATCGCTGTTTGTATATATGCGGTCTTCAATCGGTACACCGTTTTTATCGCACTGACCTTTGAACGGACGCCAACCTTCACCTATATTGGTTTTGATATTAATTACTCTGAATGGGGCAAGAAATCCGTCTTCAATGCCTTCACGCAGACTGTATGTATATACCGGCTCTCCGAAATAGTCAATATTGGAGATATACTTGGTTTCCTTTGGCGTAGCGGTCATACCAAGCTGCGTTGCCGACGAAAAATACTCAAGTATCTTGCGCCAGTTGCTGTCCCTTTTTGCTGAACCGCGATGGCACTCGTCCACAATAATGAAGTCAAAGAAATCCGGCTGAAAGAATTTCGATACCCTTTCTTTGAATTCTTCTTCGTTCACATCGCCATCATCATCTTCATCGTCACTTGTGCCAACAAGTTGTTGATAGAGTGCGAAATAAACTTCATGCGATGTGATTGTCGTTGGGTCATCCTTCGCAAAATTTATTTTATGAATTGTCTTTTCAAGCGGCGAAAAATCCTGCTGTATCGATTGGTCCACAAGAATATTTCTATCCGCCAGATAAAGAATCTTCTTTTTCATGCCGCTTTTGAGTAAACGGTAAACGATTTGAAAAGCGGTGTATGTTTTACCTGTGCCCGTTGCCATAACAAGCAGGAGCCTGTCCTGCCCTCTGGCAATAGCATCAAGCGTCCTGTTGACGGCCACGCGCTGATAATATCGCGGAGCATAGGTGTTAAGGCTTGTATAATACGGTTGATTTATGATTGTTTCTTCTGTGTCCGTCAAACCGGAACCGGAGTTGGCATCAGCCTTCAAGCGGGCAAGTAACTCATCCGGAGACGGGAATGCATCTATATCGACATTCCTTTCAAGCCCGGTTAGAAAATCGTGTTCCGTAAAGCCGTCACCATTGGAACTGTATGCAAAAGGCACATCGAGCATCTTAGCATATGTCATTGCCTGTTGCAGACCGTACGAAACCGTGTGATTATTGTCTTTTGCTTCAATGATGGCAATCGGGGTGCTGTTATTCAGATAGAGGATATAATCAGCATATTTCGGCTTTTCTCGGTGAACATAATTGCCTTTCAAGCTAATTTTCCCGTCTGTGATTTTAGTTTCCATCGTAATCTGCGATATATCCCACGTTCTCGTTATAGCAGGAGTAATGAACCGCAACTTTATATCTTCTTCAGACATTTGTTTTTTATCAATCATGATTCATTCCTCCCATCTTCATCCGCTATATAATCAACGATATCGCCATAGTTAACGCCCAATGTCTTACATATCTTATCAAGCACATTAAGCATAACCGGCTCGTCCCGCCTCAACTTTGTCATTGTGTTCGGAGACACGCCGGAGGCTTTTCGCAAGTCGGCTTTGCTCATTTTTTTATCTACAAGCAGTTTCCATAGCTTGTTATATGATGTAGCCATAATTCGCCTCCAAGTAAATACACAATAATTCAAAATATATAATAGCACATAATTTCCCAAATTACAATACAGTATCGCACATTATGAGAATAATTTGCCGATTTTTTTAACTTTCTGATACATTGCTTTAAAACGACTTGATATTATGTGCATTCAGAGCGAATATGTACCTACAAAAAATCAAGGAGGCACAGAACATGAAAATGACGATACCCTACAACATTACGGGGAAGCAAAGAAAACAGCTTGCCGAGGACATCAGTGTGGCTCTGCACACCATCCCCAAGTACCTGGGCTATCCCACCTGCAACTATCAAATCGGAGACTGCATACTGGAGAGGGACGGGAAGCTTATAATCCCGGAGTGCGTAGCTGACGAAACGGCAACTGCTCTGCTTGAGTATTTACGCAACCGTGGCTATGTTGGCGAGGCGGTTGAGACCGAGGACAGACTCACAATCTCCATGCCGAGGGAACTCTTCACCAACGCGAATATTGAAACACTGCAGCAAATCGTAACAGCCAGAGCGCCTCTCTTGAAGAAAGCGTTTCTGGCTGATTCTTTGGAGGCGGTAGTCACCGATACAACGGTCAGCTTTCCATGGTTTCCGTTTACGGCGGAGCCGGACGAAGTCAATGCCTACACAACCTTTGTTACAAAGCTTTGCGATATGGCACGAAAACAAAAGCGTGTGGTGTCTGTGGTTGCTGAGACCGACAACGATAAGTATGCCTTCCGTTGTTTCCTGCTTCGGCTGGGGTTCATAGGTGATGAATACAAAATTGCCCGTAAGATACTGCTTAGAAACCTAACTGGCAATTCAGCATTCCGATGACCCAGTGGGGTGTTGTAATCTCTACAACTATCCAAAGCGGACAACGGCGTGGGGCTTCGTGTGAATGAAAAGCGATTTCAAACGGGTAATTAACCTAATTTCGACCGAAAACTTATGTAAAACCATGCGATTATACGGTATAAATCGGAAATATACAAAACAAAAAGACCGGGAGCCTAACTATTTATGGACTCTCCCGGTCTAATGCTTTATGCGTTTGGTGTAGCGGATATAATTTGAATTACCTTAACTGCCTCCGGACGAATGAGCTTCCCGTCAAGGAACTCAAAGGCCAGATACCCGATCTGGTCTAAGGTAGCGAACTTCTCGGATATTATACGCACACTTATAGGCTTTCGGCCGATAATCCAGTAATAACTAAAGTCCCCGAAGGCAATGGGCTTTGAGCCAGACTCCGCATCCGGCATAAACTCGGTCATGATTACCTTTTTGCCAAGGATGGTATCATCGCTGTCACGCCAGAGGTAATTTCCTGCTTCATCTTTTAATTTGCGCAGGGCAAGAGCGGTTTTGTCATTCATCAGCCATACGGCGTTTTTGCGGTATTCCGGTTTTACAGAGAAGTACAAATCGATAACATTGTCATAGCCTATATTGTCAATGGTCGCAGCAACTTCCGCTCCGCCGGTTTCATTCAGAATACCTGTGGGCATTTCAATGCCATTCCCGTTGATAAAGGCATCGTCCTCGGCCCTGCCGAAGTTTTTGGCAAAGCGCTTAATGAGATAGTTTTCAATGTCGAAGCTGGCATCACGAACGAAAGCCTCGTCCATCTTTACCATGGCAGCCAGTTTCCAACTGTCGACATTGCTGATGGTGAAATCCTCTAACCCATCGTAAACCGGGATAGAATCGCCTTCAGGCACCCACTGTGCAAGGTCTTTGCTGTCTTTGGCGAAAATGCGGTACCCGTTGCCGTATGCCTTGATAACTGTGGCGATTTTACGGAACAGACTTTCTTTCTCCAGTGCCGCCATATACTTGTTTTCAGCGCTGTTCGGCATGGCATAGGTGCCTGTTTCGATATTACGGCCTTTTGTAAGTTCAGCGTAACTACCATTGCTGCCGCGCATAGCGTTCCAGAAGTGTTTGTCATATTCCGGTGATCCGGTATAGGGTAATCTTTCAGCGTAAGTATTCATAATCTTTCCTCCATTATTTTCTGTCACAGACAGGGCATCTGTATAGTCCCAGTTCGTTATAGCTGAGCTGTCTGCCAATTTGCTTAAGCATACCGACATGGCATTCCGGGCACCGGATATCATAAGCCAGAGCCATTTCGGAATCGTGTGCCTGTTTTGCATGAAGCCGGTAATACTTGTGCAGCTTTCCTTGCCCGTCTTTCTTGACAGAGCTTCTTAAGAATAAGTCACACGTTTTCTCTGCGTATTCATCAGAGAAGGACGAGTTGTTCGGAAGGAGTAGCGTTCCTTCCTTGTTCGTTGCTTTGAGTGGATAATTTGCCATTATAAATTCCTCCTAAAATTATTTGTGGGGGCTATTCCCCTGAAAACTTATGCGAATTTTTACACGAGAGCCTGTGCCGCTGTCCGGAATGGAACGTTGTAGAGATTTTGATACCCCAAGGCATAAAGCCGTTGTTCCGGTGGTGGCAGTAGTGGCAGTACAAGTGGCAGACATTTTCACAACTGCCACCGAAAAAAGCCTTATATATCAACGTGTTTAGCTGTTTAGTGGCACTGGTGGCAGTATTCGGTCAGTTAGTAATCACAGCGCATAATCTATATATCACTCTCTCTTTTGATGTAAAGTTTTTTTATTTCGGCTTAGAAGTTGAAAGTACTGCCACCACTGCCACTAAAGTCCGAAAAGCCTTGTACTGTGGGCATTTTTTCAGTGGCAGTTCTCATTTTTACTGCCACCGGCACTGCCACTGCTGCCACTAACTAAGAAACTCAGTACCGTCATATCCGTAAACCTGTGCATATTGTTCCTTTGCCTCCAGCGTCAAAGTGTAATTTCGATAGTAGGTACCGTTGTTGCGTTTCACCGACATTTCTTCAAAAGTTGTATCAAGGTGATCAGCCAGCGCTTTCCGAAATTCACCGGCTGTTTTTGCATAGCCGTTATTATTATCGTAGCACCAGGCTTTATAAACCTTGTAAATGCGCCCGGTTGAACAGCTGTCCTCAATTTTGCTGCGAGGTCTTTTCGTCATGCACTCATCAAAGAAACTAACAACCGTGTTATTTTCACTCATATAAGCGTCACGAGCCTTATTGACGGATTCCGGCTCGCTGAAACGATATCCGTTGGCAATTACGGTCTGCAGAGCCTTGACAGCTTTGTAAACGATACCTTCGCGCTCGGCATACAGCTTGTCGAGGAGGGTTTTGTCCTGCTTGTCCTTTGGTATGACATTTGGACACTCGACCACCATAATGCGGTCGTATACCCATTGCCCGTCATCACCGCCGAACTTGGGGAGTCTGTTCATGCAGAACCAGAGCAGCCCGTTATATGTGAACTCGAAGGCTTGCTGTCCCTTGAACTCTGCAAATATACTGTCTCCGCCGGTGAGCTTTTTGAATGTCTTCAGCTCATCCACCGATAGAAAACTCATATCCGAGCTACCCGCAAGGCGTGTGCCGTATACAGCGCCGGTGCCGAAACGGGCTTCAATTTCCTTAAGGTCAATACCAATAAAGTTCCCTCTGCCGAGCAGAAGTTCTACAAGGCTTTTCAGCTGAGACTTTCCGGTATCTCCTTTGCCGACCATGAACAGGGATTTCTTCATGCGCCAGCCTTTGATATTGGATATACAGGCTCCGATGAATTCCAACAGCAGCTGCTGTATTGCTTTATCGCCGTTTGTAAGCGTGTGCATGAACCGGTCAAACACCGGTGTCGGAGAAGGCTTTCCCGTCCATTGGCAGGGTATTTGTATGGTGGATAAAACTGTTGGTGTGTGCGGTATGGTTTCCTCAGTATCCACTCGCAGGAGGCAGTTCTTGAAATTGATAAGCAATTCATTGCTGTTAAGGTCATCCTGTGAGGCATAACTCAGGTCAGTTACGATTTGGTTGTATGCTTCGGACACATTGGGCATGAATACAAGTTCTTCGTCATATTCCGCTATATAGCCTTTAATGATACCTTTGAGCATATCCGGAGCATACAGCCGATAACATCCGTCTTCATATACATAGATGAGCAGCGCCTGTTTGCCGTTATCCCGGACGAGGATATAGTCAAGATGCTCGCGCGTCCACTTAGCAAGCAGTGGGGAAAACACATACGGCACTCCGTTTTTATCGAATTTAATGAAATACGGGTGATCCATTTTGGATTTATGGAAGGTGCCGTGACAGGCTTCTATCCCAACAGCTATAGTGGCTTCGCGGTAATCGTCACGCTCCCATTTGTCGCGGTAGAGAGCCGAGCCCCGGAACAGTGTATCAATTGCGTCCGGGTCGGGGCCGGTGCGGAAAGCAATCAAAGCACAGAGCGCTGCGTCCGCTTCGGACTGTGAGCCGTAATCACTGAAATCGCCCTCGTCATACAGCTTGATGAACTTATCACCGTTCTTCTGTTTTCGGAGACTGTAGACAATATCAAAATCGGCTTTGTCACCGTCACGTTTTTCACTGTATTTGGCTTTTTCCTTCCGGCGCATATTCTTATCCAGAGTTGTAAGCACTGCTGAGGTGCATTCGCGCAGAGGCTTATTCTCTATAATATTTCCGGTATATACGGCAAAACGGTTTGTGATGCCGCCTACATACAGTTCAAGGTCGGTTGTGCTGTTCTTCTGATAGAATTGCTTATCCAGTCTGACCTTGCCTTTTTTATCTATATATGTAGGCAGCTTGGTAAAGTCGCATTTGCCGTATATATGGATGCCGCCTCCGCTGATGGAGCGTTCGGAATATGAATCGAACCGGACCAGCAGCGTTTGCACAAGCGGGTCAGACAGTTCCCTGTGGTCAATGTCCAGAAAGAAGTAACCTTCCGGAATTTTGAATCCGACACCGGCAGCGTGATGCTTTTCGACCGTACCCACAGCAGCATCATAAGTTACCCAAGTGTTGCTGTGCGTATCATCGGTGCCAGTTTGACCGCCGTTTGCCGCAAAGGGATTTTTTGTCGGCTTTCCGTTATTGTCTGTTCCCCAGCGCCATAGAAACCATATCCGCATCTGCTTCAGTTCCCGCATGGAATCGCTCATCATTTTCACCTCCTCTCACCGGAATATTAAGCCGCATATCGTTAGTACCATGTAGGCAGTTCCGGCTTTGACACATCCGATTCCAGGCTCTGCAACTCGGCACATAATTTATCGTAGTTGATAAGCGCTTTCTTTCCGATATATATAACCGGCAGCTTTCCTGCTTTCAGCATCAGCCGGAGCGCGTGTTCAGACAGCAGTCCCGTCCTGGCAATTTCGCGCACCGTCATCATGTTCGGCGGTTTTATTCTTTGCTCCATTCGCTGCAACCTCCTTTCTCTGGGATTTCTGCTTTTGGGCATAATAATAGCCGTTCCTTATATTCAGAACGGCAAAGTATGGTGTTGGGTTTAATACGCCGGTGTAATCACGGATATCGATTTTCTCTTCTTTACACCGCCTGTTTTC